CTTTGATGTACTCCTGCTTGAAGATCTCAGCCTCTCCGTAGCTCTGTTCCTGATACTTGGCCTTGTAGGCTGCGTAGAACTGCACAGGCTGCGTGTACGGGGCCAGGATTGTGTCTACGTCAGATGCAAGCGAGAGCTCAACAGGCATGATGACGGTATCAACTTCAACGTTGTACGTCTGGTCAGGCACGGGAGACAAATAAATCTGTTGCTGGCCGTAGATGCTGAACGCTACGGGCCTTCCTATGTTGTTCTGCCAGTAACGCATCTCTGCGTTGAACTGTGTCCACGGCAGATACCGCAGAGGAATACGGCTGTTACCCCACAAAATCGTGACGTTCAAAATATCCAGGGTATACGCCGCATTCGGCAATGATGAGAACGGCATAATCTCAACATTTTGGACATAAAGAAGCGTTGCTGTTCCATTCGTAAAGTTTGTAGACGGTGGGATAGGCGAACTCGAAGACGGGTACGCAGGAGCAGTTGCCCCCAGAACACCACCAGTTACTACCAAATAAATAAAAATGTTGCTGTAGACGTACTGTCCGGTCGTGACAGTAGCTCCTGCAGCCCACAGCGTTGCCGCAGTGCCGTTAGGCGCTAAAGGAGTAAAGGTGGACTGCAGGGTACGCAGGCACCCCGTATCTCGGACAACCCGTGCTCGGGCTTCGTTGATGTAGTTGGTTAGATCTGCGTCAGTCCAGAAGTTGCTGTTTGCATCATGTAGCAACCTGCGAACTTCAGCAATGTAGGTTGAAAGAGTAGCCATTTATTGCCCATTTCAGACACGCCTGCGCCGCTGTATAGGCAACGCAACTACTCCATTATCTTCTACTTCCTGCGGCTTGGCTTCTGTGATGATGAACTTACGCAGACGCTTCTCGCCTTCAGGGATATCTCCGGTGAACTTAATCCACCCGAGTCTTACAAGATAAGGCTCCTTGTTATCGTCGCCCCATCCAAAAATGTTTTGCGCTACGTCTACAGGAACTTCTACAGACTGCCTGGACGGGAACTGGTATAGAGTCCCCGCCCAAGTCGCCTCAAAATCACTGTAGTTCGTATTAGTAACGAACAGCATCAAAAACCCACAACGTCGCCGTACACTTTGATGTCAACGGCACCGCCAGTTACGGCAGTGTTGACGTTCACAAACAAAGCAGAAGTCGTGTTGCCAGAGACAGTAGTGTTGGCAGCATAATCTCCGGCTACAGTTAAATCCGTCCACCTGCCAGTAGCAGTAAGAGCGGAAAGAACAACGTTAGCCACCAGAATATTTGCTGTCGCCATATTTCCAGTGCTAGAAAGCGAGATTGCAACGTTTGCGGTAGAGACATTAGAGTTCGGATTTTGAACCGTAATCCGACGAATAATGACGCTGCCGCTAGTTGCCGCGTTACCACTGTTGGTCAACCCACCCGAAAGGATGGGGATGGCGACAACAGCATTGCCAGTGGTTGCGACCGACACCCGAGCAGATGCAATGGCAAAATTGCCAAAACTATCTGGGTAAAGAGAACTAACTGCGTCTTGACTCGCCATACAACCTCCTTACGAAGTAGCGTACGAAGATTGTGTGGCAGCGTTACCACCGTTAACGGTATACAGCGTCACCGTTTGGGTTCCGGTAGTAGCATTGGCGCGAACGTTAAAACCATCCGAAACCAGCCAAGCAGCAGCGGTATTGTTAGAAACAATAGTCGTCCACGAGTTAGCGGTGCCGGTGTAGGCGTTAAATTCGATGGTGACGTTTGCAGTAGCAGGCAGGATGTACGTGCCAGCCGGAACAAACTGAGAGTTCAGCATCGCGGTGGCATTGCCAGCACCGACAGACGACACAACAACCGGCTGAAAATAAGCAGATGCGGTGTTTGCGCTGACGTTAGCAACGATGATCTTATTAAGAGCAAGGGCCATTTCTGTTCTCCTTAGATGGACAGAGAGTTAAAGCCCGTGACCTTAGTCATCGCCTTCGGCTTGGTGTTCACCAGTTCGGCAATCATCAGCACAGCGCCAACATAACCGATCTGCCAGTTAGGCAGGGTGGACTCAAAGCCCGTAAACACGAACGAACCTTGCTCATGGATGTAGAGCGACAGGTAGTTGGTGTTGATGAAGTAGACAACGCCTTCCGGGCAATACGGATCGGGATAGATCGGCACGCCAGCAACCATCAGTGCGCGGAACGCAGCAGACGGGCCGTCGCCACCTTCGAAACCGCTACCAGGGGTGATGACGTAGCTTTCTTGGCCCACATAATCTTGAGCCAGCAGCGTCCAGGTGCCAAAGCCGCACACACCAAAAGTCGGGACTTCTGCGCCGTTCTTAACGGTACCGGAGATGTACTGCAGCATGTTCTGACGGGTCGGGTTAACCGAGCCAGCCGCGTACACCTTCGAACGCCACCACGGGTTAACCGAGGCAGAGCGAGTCAGGTTGCCGTAGGTTGCCAGCGTGGTGCCGTCATCAATTGCACCGGGCAGACCAATGAACTGCTGAGTGTTGGTCGTGTTGTTGTACAGCGAGTAAGTCATCGCGTCCATCATCACGTTGGTCGCATCGTTCATGCGAGCTTCGATCAGAGGGATGATGGCTGCGTCTTGCTGAACAGCGCCTTCCATGCCGAGGAAAGGCACGGGAGCGATCATCAGCTTGAGGTTGAACTCAGCGTTAAACGCACCTTGCTGGACTGCAGGCTGTGCAAACGAGCCGCTGTAGTCAGACCATTGAGCGTTAACGAACTGAGCGCCCTGAACGGGCACGGTCACAGAAGACACACCGCCCGACGCCTGCTGAGAGTTGGCGATCAGAGCCGCCATCAGAGGAGTCGAGTTGTAGATCTGAACAACGAGTTTAGGAATGAAAGCCCGGCGGGTAACGTAGGTCAGTTCTGTGTACTGAGTGCTACCGGTTGCCGGGACAATACCGCCGCCAATAGGCATAGTAATATCTCCGAGAAGTTTCTACGTTACAGACCGATAGGACGGTTCCGCTTCCGCAGATCGTTAAGAGCCTTAGCCGCTTCATTACGAGCAGCGGACACAGGATTTTTCCAATACTGCGTAAGATCAAACTTTTGAATGACTTGCGGGTTGTAGCCGCTAGGAGTCGGTTTTGCCGCCTCCTTCATCCATTGATGATATTCAGCCGCAGTTTCGTGACTGGTAATGCCTTTTTCTAGCATGACCTTTTCCACTTCCTGAATATCATCTTCAGAATCGATAAGACCGCGCTTCATCAGCGATTGCCGACGGCGATCCAATTCCTCTTTGGCATCTTTCTCAGCCAGCTTGGCTTCAAGTTGCTGCACACGCTCTTCTGATCTAGAAACAGCATGATGTGTGTAGTCTTCGATGTCCAGTTCGGGAATGGGCAGATCCGGCTTTACTTGTTTGGTCATCCGCAGAAAATCGCGCCGGGTCTTGGGATTCTCGGCCAGAGTCTGAGCCAGTGCGGCCAACTCATCACGAGCATCCATAGAAAGATTTTCGAGTGACATATCAGATTACCTTGCGGCCATCGCCGGGTTTAGAAACTGCCATTTTGTTCTTGCTCAGCTTGTTCGGGCCGGTCAGACCGCCCAGAGTAGCGTAGCGAGGCGTGTTGTAAATCTGGCCGTTCATCTGATTGTTGTCAGTAGGACGGCGAGTCGTGGAAGCGCCACGGGGTTTGAAAAGTTCCACCATAAACTCCTTACATCGGGGGTTGTGCGCCACCAGCAGGCGGCATACCGGGGGTAGGCGCAGCAGACATCGCCCGACCTTCGGGAGACATACCGCCTGCCTGCGGGAGAGACTGCAACATCTGAAGAATCTCAGACTGCTGTAGTTCGTTCGTCTTGTTCTTGCGCGGGCCAAGCACAGCGTTAATAGTACGCAGCGCAGATAAAACCTTCTGGCCTTCTTCGCTGCCACTCCCAAACGCAGGCAAGGACTGCTCTAGCAGATCAAGCGCCATGCTCAGGTTAATCCTGGCGGCTTCTTGGTTGCCCATCTTGGGTTCGGGAGTAGACATCGGTGCTGCCGCAGGAGCGGCTTCTGCTTCGGGCATTGCGCCAGCAGAGGACGGAACATCTTGCTGCGGCTGTTGTCCGCGCATCATTTCCATCAACTTGTCTGTAGGTACACTCATAGCCGCTCCATGATTAAAGCGGTTTTTACTGAGTATTTACCAGATTGTCAAGTCAAGTAAGTGGGGGCTTTAGCCGCCGCCCCCCGAGCGGAATCCCGGAGGATTACTTGCGGCCTTTACGGCCTTTGCGAGCTTTGCGAGCCATGATGGTTCTCCCAGTTGGCAAGCGGCCACTATTTCAAGGGAAAGCAGCCATACCCGTTTACCTTCTCAGGTAACTTACCGGCGAGTCTTGCGACCGCGCTTTGCTTTGCGATACATAATCACTCCTAGCGGCGTGTATAGTCCCGTTGACTACGTTTATCGCCAGTGTAATTTTTAACACTTGGCGCACGGTAAGTCAACGCAGGACTCTTCTCCCCGCGTGAGATCTGACCTGCACTGATTGTAGGCTGATCTGGCCTGCTAGTGGGTGGTTGTCCTGACTTCATCACATCACCTTTAGTTGTGGTGGCTGCTGAGATCCCGGTTCAGGTTTTTGACTTGCTTCCTGCTTTGCCTGTTGTTGAGCTTGTGCAGCTTGCATCTGTTTGGCTTCTAGCTTTTTAAGTCTGTCTTTAAGCAGTTGCTTCATTGGCGGGTCAAGCAAGTCAAGCAAAGACTCTTTGTC